ATAAAAAGAAGGTCATGAACGATATCATTACACAGAATCTACTCACATGCATACGCGATGGTAGTCTCCTGTCATTCATGACTGGGGTGATTACACTCAAGTACACAAAAAAACAAGCGGAAGCCAAAGCTCTCAGCTCCGTACAAGATGTATATCAGGAACTAATCGCTGACTTGAGAGCCGACAAAGAAGCTATGAAGAAAGAGAGAATAGAAAGCGAAACAAAGTGGGCTACCCGTATAGAAAAGCTAGAAAACAATCAAATAGATCAGGATAAAAAGATAGCGGATAACGAAAACGAAATAGCCGACCTGAAACGATTCAAATGTATAAACCTATTGTGTAACAACCGAAAACAATGAAACATCATGTACACACCCTCATTCTTCTTGCTAGCCTTACTATCACTTGGCTATTGTGTAGTTGCCGTACTACTTATCAAAAAGATCGTAGCGCTCAAGAGCAAAGTAATCTTTCTATCTCAGATTCAACTCTGTACGATAGAACCGGAGATATCTACTCCCGATTCAACTTCAATAAGGAAGAAGCCGATAAAGGTTGGAAGATCAAAGTCAACTTCGACACATCGAAAGCTACAAATCCGGCTACCGGCCTACCCCCGATATCGGATATCGAGATTGAGGGGAGCGAGAAGAATATCAAAACCCTGCTACAAGAAAATGACACTGTACACATATCTGAGAAGCAAAAGACGAAAACTGATATCACGTTTCAGCAAGACAGCAAATTAGAGTCTCACCGAGACGCCGGTAATTCCGTCGCAACCGGAATAGACAACGGCATCAAATACGGACTAATCATCGGGATTCCAATAGTATTTATCATCTTAATCTTTATCAATCATGCTAAAAGACAAAAGAATACATCAAAGTAAGATCTGGCAGATAATGGAACGCAGAAAAGACGGAAAGCCTCTTGAATTCTCTATCCAATTCTGCAAAAAAAGCAATGGCGAATTGGTTACTTACGATCGAGCAGTATTAACTTCATTCCATAGCAGCGGAAGCACAATCAATGTATTACCCTGTGGAGAAGTTACCCCCAAAAAGATTCGCCGGTGCCTTGTCACCAAATTCAATAATTTCAAAGTATATTTCTAATGAAACAGCAAAAACTGCAACAGGCACCAGCTAACCTTATTCTGGAAGGATATGATACCTATGCCGTCTTAAAAGGTGGCAATAATGTTATCAAATTCAGTGATAACACCGATATCACCACTGACAAAAACACATCCGCTATTGAAGTTACTCCCAAAGGAAAAGCGGCTCCAATTAAATTTATGCAACGTGGACGAAATAATAATATGCCTTACGACATTATGAAAAAAATAGGGATTAATGTTACCGTAGGAAGCAACATTGAATTCAAGAACAAAGTCGTATTCGGAGACAGCATACTCGTATATCGCAAGTATCGCGATAAGGCTACAAAGAAAATAATAAAAGAAGAAGTCCTCCCGGAGGAACAGCCGGAAATCTTTGAATTCCTCGAAAACAACAACTTCAATTTTATACGTATGGAGTGAGCCAATGAACCTGTTATATTCTATGACGGCTATCTGGAGTATATATTTAACAATGATGATAAATCTCCCCGTATCGTGCAAATCAAAGCAAAAGAGTCTACCTGTTCCCGAATAAGTGAGATTGACGAGAAGACCGGGAAAAGCGAGTGGCACGGTTACTCAGCCGAATGGCATAAAGGAACACCGGAAGATCTTGTCGCCACTCCCCTGCTCGACAGGCAATCTCCATTGCTCGATTTAAAAATAAGAATCGGGCTTGCGCCTAACAACAACGGAAAAACAATAGTAGGCAAAGATCGTAGGTTCATCCACAATCTTCGTATCTCCACTCCAGGACGTTTTTATTACAGCCATCCGTATTGGTGGAGCGTTTTTGCGTCCGGCTGGTATGATTTCTCCAGTGCAATCCCTGTTTTCAAAAAATCACTGATCAAGAATCAAATGGCACTCAGATACATTATCTATATCCAAGAAACCTTTTGGGAGAAGCTATACGCATCAGAAAAGATTGTCAAAGATGATGAAAAGGCAATCCGCAGAGGTAAATTCCTTCAAGACATGAACGACTTCTTAGCCGGCGAAGAAAATGCCGGCAAAGGTTTTATATCCCACTTTCGCTATGACCGTATAAAAGGATTTGAAGATAAAGATATCATTATCACCCCTCTCGAATCATTCTTCAAAGGTGGAGAATACATCGAAGACAGTGAAGAAGTCAGTAACATGATGTGTTACGGAATGGGGGTACACCCCAGCATTATCGGCGCAGCTCCGGGAAAGGGAAAAAGTATCAATGGTACCGAAGCCCGCGAGCTATTCACTATTGAACAGGCACTAATGAAAATGTATCAAGATCTAACTCTGGAACCTCTATACTTTGTCAAGGCTATAAACCAGTGGCCTAAAGACATCTATTTTGCCGTAACTAACTGCCAGTTGACCACACTTGACAAAGGTACGGGAGCAACTAAGAACACAGGTTTAACCCCGGAAACTGAACAAAAATGAATATACTCATCCCCGACATCGAAACTTTTAAAAAGGTAGTCAAAATAAACGCCTCGCTGCCTTATGAGTCTATCGAACCATATATCGAAGACGCATTGGATATCTACATAGAGCCATACATCGGAAAGTCCGTCATCAAAAAAGCAAAAGAATGCCCAGAATCTGAATTATGCGACAGATTACTACGTGCACTCGGCCCATTGACCCTAATGCTTGCTACTGACGAATTAGGTGTCATGTTTGGAGACAGCGGCATCACAGTAAGTAATGTACAAGGGCAACGTTCTCCTGCCAGTGACACAAAAATTGCAGCAGCCAAAGTAAACCTATGCTTCCGGGGAATGCAAGCTCTCGACCGGTTGATATCCTACCTGGAAGAAAACAAGGCGGATTATTCTGACTATGTCGCTGACACTATTTCCCGCTTTTGTTTTATCCGTAATGCGACGGATTTTCAAGATATCGGCATGGTAAATATAGACTACTCCATATTATCTTATCGCATCATGTTCCCTACCATTCGCCAGCTTCAGGAACATAACGTCCGGGAAATGATATCGGACAAAGTATATGAAGCAATGAAAGAAGCATTCTCTAAAAGTAAGGAAACACCCAAACAGAAGATACTTATTGAATATATTATCCGTTATCTTGCCAATAAAACAGCCGAGTTGTACACCTCACAGAAAACAACCGAGCAACGTATATCCGGTAGAAAGATCGAATACTCCCCCACTATCCGACCGATTTATCAAGATCCGTCCGCAAACGGTAACTTCTTCGCCGATCAGGCAACATACTACGCCGGCAAGATACGCTCCTACCTGACAGAAAACGGGACGGAACTTGGAATTGAAACAATATCTCAAGCTATGAACTTCAATTCCAAAGACAAAAAGCTATTTACCTCAATATCATAATATCATGCATACAATACAAATCAATGACGATATTTACAAGATACCGGGAAACTGGGACGAACTAACCCCCAAGCAGCTTCTTTATCTAGTAGCACTTACCCAATCAAATGTACCGGTAGAGCAAGTTAAAGTCTACATGATGCTTTATTGTCTAAAAGCGCACGTATGCCGGCACAAAAAAATATTCAAGGAATATGTCCGTATAAAAATCGGGCAGGAAAGTGAAACTGTCCGTTTCCAGATTCGCAGCCGTCAATACTTTCTCCTTCCGGAAGAAATCAGCCTGCTTGCTGATCAGTTCAACTTTCTGATTCGTAAAGTAGAGAACCGCCTCAATACCTCATTGAAACAATACCTTATTAACCCTGAACTGACAACCAATCCTTATCCAACCCTCCGTTGCCGCTTAAGAAAATTCACCGGCCCGGAAGACCAATTATTCGATATCACCTTTGCACAATTCATGTATCTGCAAACATACCTGGACGCCATGCAATCAGATCCTAAAAAGATCAATCACCTGTTAGCTTGTCTGTGGCATCGTGGAAAAGAGTTCGATATCAATTGTCTGGATAAAGATGCAGCCATTCTGCAACATCTCCCTGAAGATAAAAAAATAACTATGTACTGGTACATTCTAGGAAGTCTCTCCTGCATGGCCGAAGCTTATCCACGAATATTCTCCGGAGAAGGAAAAAGTAACGGTCGTGTATTTGATTCGCAGCTCCGACTACTTGACTCCCTTGCACAATCAGACATGACCAAAAAGCCGGAAATCAGAAAAGGTCTTTTTCTTGATGCCTTGTACGCAATGGACGAATCGATCAGACGTAAAGAGGAAACCGAAGAAAGTCTAAGAAACAGATAAAAGTTTGTTAGTAGCAAACAAATAAATAACAAAAAGTTTGTTAGTAGCAAACTTTTCTATATATTTGCAGTGTCAAACAAACGCGGGTGACGTCCGCATAAGTTCTTTTATATTATGGAACAATTGTTCGAGGCTATCCTAAAGATAGCAGATGCGAATCCTGATGGATTCACGGTTGACCTCACAACCTTAAAAAAGGTCACAAAAGGTATTTCAGTCGCCTATCTTGAGACTCAAGACAGTTTCGGAGAAGAAGGATTGAAGAGAGTTCTTAATCATGCTTTGATGCACGAAAAGAAAGTCGGTGGATGGCTTAACGAAGAAAACAATCAGTTTTATTTCGACTCCATCAGGATTTTCACTAATCTCGAAGAAGCCAAGCAATTCGGACGTGAAAATGGGCAGATCGCTATTTTCGACATTGGGCAAATGAGACTCATCAAATTGTGATCCGGAGGGGCGAAAGCCCCTCCATTACAAAGTATATTGCATTATTAAATACCCGATTATCAAAACGTAAATTGATGAATTATGAAGAATCTTGAATTACTACCTCTCCCTGCCGAGAGTAAAAAGCGAATAGATGAATTTGCAAGGCAGTATCAGCGCATGGGGCACATCTCCATTGAAGTTGTCTCCTATAATGAAGGCCGGTTAATTGTTCGAGCAGAACAAAAAGATCTGGTAAATGACAAGTTCCTTAGTAAAAAAGAACTGACTGAACGTATCCGTGAAATGTTTAAAGGAGAAATCCCGGACAACTGGAAGCTGACCGTATCTGCCGTAAACTTCGACCGTAAAGACATCGACGGTATTACCGTTGATTGGATAAAAAGACGAATGGAACGCCTGGGATTAAAAAGTAAGCACCTGAGCAACTATACAGGTATTGACAAATGCACCGTATCCTCACTTCTGTCCGGTGACAAAGAGCTGACCAAATGGCACAAGGTAGCGCTATATTACTTTTTTAAATATTACGAAGTAGCCAACTTCTAACTTTCATTTGTAAGCGGAGCAAAAAACTCCGCTTACTTTTTGCCGAATCTGAAAAAGATTGTACTTTAGCACCTGCCCAATATCGTTATTAAAACATGAATCCCTTGCCATAGTGTAACCAGATATCTGGTTCCGGTTAATAACACCGGTGGGCGCACTATAGTGAGGGATTCGCCATATTTAATCATGAGTAAAGGAACACCTAGTAGACCGATTAAACCTCAAATCAGACCGGGTAGTGGAGTACAAACTAATGGTGCGCCAAAGCCCAAACAGAAGTAGAATGCTCCGCAATCAGTATACAGACTATTATACAGATCGTAAAAAAGCATATCTTCAAACAACGGCCATACCAAATAGTCCTTATCCTAATATCTTCCAGGTTAAGGGCTATTTTGTTTTCAATAGCCTCTAAATGATCAGCTACAATATTCACATATCGCTTATTACCTTTTATTTTGCAAGAACGATAATAGTTCATGAAAATATCAATATCGAGTTCTGAAGGCTTTTTACCAGACAACCAAATAGTATGAATACATATAATTTTCAATATCAAAATACCCAAAACCACAACAGAAGCCAATATACCAATGATAGATATTAACACAAGACTTATATTTCCTTCTTGCATATTTAATATCCACCCGAATCCAGTCAACACAGTAATAATACCTGTTAATAGAATATATGATCTATCAGTTATCCTATTAGATACATCTACTATACCCTCTAACTGTCTTTCCGCTTCGTTTAAATAGAAATCAACCGTATTTTTATCAAGTTCATTTCGCGACTGTTCTGATATAATACACTTTTGCTCCATAGTCATTTATTTTTGAGCTAAAATACATTATTCTATTGGCATTACAAATATATTACCACTATCTTTGTTCCGTAACAAATTAAAACCACACAAATGAAAAAAATCATTCTACTTTTTGCGGTTGTAACCGCAACGATGTGCAGTGTTTCTGCACAAAATGACTATATTGTTAAAACTAATGTAAAACCAACGGTTACTGAATCCGAATTATCACAAGAAGAAAAGTTTATCAAAGATAATTTCCAATTCCTCAACATCGGTGAATGGCAATCAGGAATGAGATTTATGATTATTCGTTCCACTAAAGACTATGGAAGGTTTGATCTAAAACCTTGCGATTTTGAAACAATTGATATCAACAATTATTTTAATCAAATTATCACATTAGACACTATTATTTCATATTCTAAAGAAGAACCTTTCAAAGGAGCAGTAAGAACACGAATTATATTCAAGACAAGTGACAATCATTGTTTAGAGTATAACACAAAGGTTAGTTTAGAAGGCCTTTGTAAATCCAAATTAGCTAAAATTTCAGGAATAGCTTATCTTGGAGATGTTGACAAAGCACGTAAACTTTTAATTGGTAAAACAGTATATAGTAAAGAAGGGTTAGCATTTATAGATACTAATGATATAATAACAAGTATACCTATTAACAGATTGTCTCCTTACAAAATTAAAAATATAGGTGTAGGAACTGACAGCGAACCTGTTAAAATAATATTAGAAAATCCCGAAGGAAACGATTTCTTTTACACCGTTTTTCTCTCTGGAACTAATACATCTAAAATTAGTATGGCAAGACCTTTCTCGTATTATTTCTATTTTTCGAATCCAAAAGATCAATATCCTAATATGTCTCAAGTCAATTGGAATTTAGTAACAAAAGGTAAAGTTAAAATTGGATGGGATAAGAAATTATGCAAGTTATCATGGGGAGAACCTGAAAAAATAAACACCACTAAAGGTAGCTTTGGTACTCATGAACAGTGGGTATATCCTGATGAGTCTTATTTGTATTTTGAAAATGGAAAACTTACAGCTATACAGAATTAAACTAATTAATTTGGCTATCTCAAATATTATCCTCATATTTGTATCGCCAAACTATTACAGAAATATCTGTACCGAATGAGCCCGGTTAGATGCTCAATACGAAATTGGGCTTTTTTTATGTCCATCAGTTTGCTCTTGACATTTACGTCTTCAGCAAATTCATATACGAAATAGTAGAAGTTTATTTATAAACGAATACGGCTGTCTTTCCCACATTGTTATAATGCTCTTCGGTGGATTATACTGTGATAGTTTGGCGACTCGGGAATTGGCAGCCGTTCGTGTATCATTCCGATACACGAGAACTTGCCTTTAACAGCCAAACTATCACAGTATATGAAACAAGTAGCCCAAGGCACGAACTACGTGCCCTCATTCCGTACAGGAATGAACGTAAACACGCTCCAAGAGCGTTATTTCCGTGAACTGAAAAAAGACTGCGCTATCAACTCCGCATCAGACGCCTATTACGTCTCTGCTATCGCCTGTTTTTGTTTGACCTTCATCTTTCCCCCAGCAGTGATCGGTGCTGCCCTTTGTGTCTATCGAGCAAAGAAGTGTCAGAAAGGAGGTAGAAAATGATGTTCTTCATCCACCATGTACAGACTTACAAGAATGTAAACCGCAAGGGGCAGGAAATGTGTGAGTTCGCCCAGGCATACGACCGAATTTTAGTACAAGATGAATGTGCTATGGATTCTCTAAAATGCGAATTTGAAGAAGTTGTCAAGGAACTGAATGACAAATACCCCCATCAAAAAGTTCTCAAGTTTAATGGGCATAATGGAGACTCTTCCGGCGGACAATGGAGTATAAAGTTAGGTGATGATGACAGCAATCCTGTATGTCATATCTCATACAGTAGAGTGCGCGGTCATTACTCATTCGGAGAAGGCTCTTTCCTATTGGAGCAGAAAGGAGATCAGCCATGATACCAGCCGAAATCAATGGGATCATCCTCACCGACGACTGTATTGAATCAATAAAGACTATCCAAGAGGGAGAACACTCATGGATGGAAAACACTTTGGAAAAAGCTATTGACCTGGCTCTTGATATTGATTCTCCGGACATCGATTCTGTCAATCGACTAACACTCATATCTGAAATCAGAATAATTAAAAAGCATATCCAAGCAATAAGTAATATTCAACCTCTAAAAAAATAACATTATGAATAGACATGAAGCTTTACAATTAATAAACAAGTTACTAGATCCGGAAGTAGCAATGGACGAAAAACAACGTGCAGCCGCACAACTTTCTGAATTAATTCGTATCTTGCTTCCCGAATCAGACGAAGAACAAAAATGATATTAACGATAGTAAGCATATCCGGAATAGTATTACTGTGCCTGGCCTTTTTTAAAGCCTCGCACTCTTTTCTGGCAAAAGCATTCTGGATTATATTAATGTTTCTTTTGCTAGGACTACTCCTACTCTTTTAGTCTCCGGTTTTGTCCTTTATAGCCCGCCCGCTGCGGGCTATTTTTGTCTCCATAACCTAAATATCATGCAGTTATGGAGTATGACCATTTCGCTTATGGCGAAGCACTGGCTTCGTCACTCAAAGACATCTCACACAGCCCACAGAAGAAAAGATTCTTCACAGCTTTCGGACTGGAGGACCTGACGGATCTTAACGACAGCCTGTCTTCTGTTGACGGAAACATTCTAATTGCTGTTGATGGTTGCGAATCCGACTCCGAAGACAATGGAGCGGACGCACTCAACGACAAACAAGTCTACTCATTCATCGTCGCCCAAAGTACGGTCTCCGGAAATCCGAACTCTATCAATCAGGCTGCAAAACAATGTAAATGTATATGCAAGCAGATTCGCAACAAACTGCTGAAGGAAGTCGAATATGTAGACCGAAATACACAGATTAATGGCATTGGACCTATCGGTGACAATTTCTATGGCACCGTATTGACTTTCTTTCTGAATGTTCCGGAAGACTATATCATTGACGAAAACTTCTTTCTATAATGGGACTTTATAAACGATTATCAGAAAACAGGAATGAAGTCAGACGGTACAATGCAGCCAGACGAAAAGCCGAGAAGTTCTCCTCATCGCCTTCTTCACGCCTCATTCAAATGGAGACGATTTCAGAAATAGAACGGTTCAACCTGGCTAAAGATGCAGATCGGTCAACTGCGTTTAATAAAGAAATAGAGCAATGGCAAGATTCCGTTTCCAAACAACTCAAAGCCTCTATTGCATCACGTAGTCTACGGATAGCTCGCGAGTTACAGCCCAAAGCATATACAGACAGCTACGGGCTTATCAATCGTCTAGGTTTCTCTTTTCCCAGACATGGTGTCTACATCCACAAGGGAGCCGGGCGTGGGCAAGGCGGTTTCTCCGGTAGCAAATGGAGTTATCTAAAACGAATCAATGGAATTGAAATAAATACAAGCATCATCCGCCATACAAATCCCGCCTCACTTGGTAAGCAGAATGAAGGGAACCGGCTCGCATATCATTGGTTCGATCCTGTTATAAAGAACCGGCTTCCGGAACTTGCTGATATCTGTATGCGCTATTTCGATACCATGATTATCGACGCGAGCAAAATATACATAGAAAAATAAAAACAGACCTTATGAACGACCTGAATCGTAGTATAAAAATATTCATCGACGGCACCGAAGCTTCTGCCGGAGTTAAGAAGATAGAAGATGCTATCACGCAATTAGAAAACAAAATATCTTCTCTCGATAAATCAGAATCCGGATATAGCAAGAAATCCAAGACCCTGCAAAAAGAACTGGAAAACAAGCACAAGACCCTAAATACTTACAAGCAAAAAGTCTCGGAGACTGACCGTGTCTTGAAGAATCTCTCCGGAGCAACCTATGACGAATTACTTGCTGTCAGTCAAAACGTCCGTAAAGAACTTCGTGCGGCCGTACCCGATACCGCACAATACAATGCAGCTCTGGAACAAAACAGACGGGTGACCGAAGCCGTATCCAGAGCACAAAAAAATATGCGCGTAGAAGTTGGATGTCAAGCCAGCCCGATAGGGAAAGCAGTGGAAATGTTCAATAAATACGCGGCTGTTGTCACCACCGTCATAGCGGCCGTAACCGGATTAACTCTGAAACTGAATCAACTTCGGGAGAAACGCAACGAACGCGAAGACGCTAAAGCCGATGTAGAAGCATTAACCGGCTTGTCGAAAGACAGCATCGACTGGCTGGAGCAACAAGCAGTCCGCCTCTCTACTCAAATGACAGATTCCGGAATCCGCATCAGGCAATCAGCAACAGAAATCCTTGACGCTTACAAGCTCGTCGGTTCTGCCAAACCGGAGTTATTATCGAACAAGGAAGCATTAGCGGAAGTAACCGAACAAACTCTTATTCTGGCTTCCGCCTCCGGAATGTCATTAAAAGATGCTGTTGACGCCGTTACTCTCTCACTCAATCAATATGGAGACGGTGCTGATCAGGCAGCCCGCTACGCTAATGTCATGGCCGCCGGTTCTAAATACGGTGCTGCCGCCGTTGAATCGGTAACTACCGCAGTCACCAAGTCAGGTGTCGCCGCTTCATCCGCCAACATCCCTATCGAGCAGTTAGTAGGCACTATCGAAACTTTAGCAGAAAAGGGTATCAAAGATGAAATTGCCGGTACCGGCTTAAAGAAATTCTTCCTGACCTTACAGACCGGAGCTGACGAGACCAATCCCAAAATAGTAGGTTTGGAAACCGCACTGGATAACTTGCAGAAAAAGCAACTATCAGCAGCCCAAATCAAAAAAATGTTTGGTGAAGAAGGATATAACGTTGCCTCTGTCCTGATCAACGAGACTGAAAAAGTGAAATACTATACTAAGGCTGTCACCGGTACCAGTGTCGCAATGGAACAAGCAGCCACCAAATCCGATACAGCGGCTGCCAAACTCGCTCAAGCCAAAAACAAAATGAATGAAATGGGAATGGAGCTAATGGAAAAGCTCAATCCTTCAATCATAAGCGTGGTAAACGGCACTGTAAACTGGAGCCGAAAGATTATTGACCTGATCGGATTCATGGTCAAACACTCAAGTACCATTATTACCCTGACTACTGCCATTACAACTTATTATCTTGCAGTAAAAGCAACCGAATTTTATGAGACAAAACTTAGAAATGCCAAACTACTCAACATTGCTACGGACAAAATAGCAGAAACCTGGAGTAAAATTCGTTTAGCTTCTACACTAGCTCTGTCTGCCGCTAAATTTGCATTATCCGGAAACATTAAAATGGCCACAACTGCAATGAGAGCCTTCAATACTGCAACCAAAGGTAATCTAATCGCACTAGTGGCTTCTGCTGTAATCGCAGCAGCTATGGCTTTCTACAAATTCTTTACACGAACATCAGAAGCGGAAGATGCTCTCAACTCTTTTCTTAAAGCATCTAATAAAGAACGAGACGAATTACGCAAGTTGACGGATGCTGCCGGGAAAGCCGGTGACGGCACTCAACGACGCAAGGAGTTGATAGAAGAAATAAATTCTAAATATGGTCAATATCTGACAAACCTGTTAGATGAGAATTCATCTCTAAAAGACATCAAGAAAGCCTATAATGAAATTAATACGGCAATGGAACAAAACATTGCAAAAAAAATACTGAACGAAAGATCCGAAAAAATATCCAGAGATAATATGGATAAAAAAATAGACCAGATGAAGGATGTAAAGGACATCTTGTTGGCAGATCTTCCCGCTTCTCAGGTTAACAAGATTAGCCAAGGTATAGATATAACCACAAAAAAACTCATTGAGCAAGGAGAGACAGCCGAATCTATTGCTAAATCTTTATACAATACTATACGTAGAGTATATTACGATAACGGACACCTTTCCACAAATTTAATAGGCGATATAGAAGATTATGCCAAAACAATAAAGAAAGAATATAAAGACATAAAAAAGATACAAGATGAATTTTCTCCCTATCTACCTTCAGAAAAAAGTAACCAACAGTCACAAAGTAATCAATTAGCGGAAGTGGTGGTTACAGCTAATAAACCCACCTCAAAAAATACTACTACTGATGATGAAAAAAAAAGCCAAGAGAAACTCAAAGAGCAACTTGAAATAGAAAAAAAATTATATACCCAAAAACAAGCCTTCTTAAAAGAGATGTACCTGGAAGGTGGCGATGAAACTCTGCAAACAGAAGAACAACTTCAAAAGGAAATGGAATGCATCCAAATGGAATACCTGGAACGTTCTCTGAAAGCAGCTGGCAGCAAATCTAAAGAAGGCATTGATTTTCAAAATCAAATTAATGATCTGAAGCTTAAAATGCAGAAAGAGCACATTCAAGAACAACTCAACGAAGAAAAAGCTCAATATGAACAACAGCAACAGGATTTAAAAATGTTGTATGCTTCCGGAAAAGATGATAACCTGAATTCCGAGGCTGCATACAATGATGCGATGGAACAACTCACTATCATGCATCTCGAACGAATGCTCTCCCTTACCGGTCTGAATGCCGAACAACGAAAGCAAGTAGAGAAACAACTACTTGATTTCAAGGTAAAATGCATGAAGGAAGAACAAAAAGCCAATGAGCAAAATTCAAAAAATAAACTTAAAACAGACAAACAGGAATTTGACGAACGACTCAGGATCTACCAACAGTATGGAGCAGAATTTGGCAACGCTTTAGGAAACATTATTTCCGGGCAGGAAAATGCTATGCAAGGATTTGCAGATACGATGATCGACATTATGTTTGATGTTATAACTCAAATCATTAATGCCGAACTTGTAAATTTAAGTATAATAGGAACCGCAGAAACAGCAAAAGCAACATCTAAAGAAATTGGTTCCAAAGGTTTTTTGGGAATAGCAAGTGGAGCTATACTTGCGGGGCTTATTACGGCAGGTATCGCCACAGCCAAATCTACACTGAAAGGCTTTATCGGGAAAAGAAGAGATGATGGAAGTTCCGATGCAGAAAGTACTCCCCAAGCTGAATATAAAATAAACCAAAGAGCAGCCGGAAAGTATGACGTAATCGGAGCTGAAGACGGACGCAGCTATTATGATATTCCTTATATAGGGGAAGCTCCCACAGGTATCGTCAAACGTACTTCACTTATATCAGAAAACGGAGCAGAGTTAATTATCAATTCAGAAGATCTGTCCCGACTCCAAAAACACATCAACTATCCTGTGGTACTTCAAGCAATCAATGATGCAAGATCCGGAAGGGTACCACAATATGCAGAAGGGAATTACGACTCCATCAGCCACTCCATAAACTCACCCACTCCGCCAAGTTCCAATAACACCCTTGAGACTAAACTAGAGAAAGTGTTGGATAAGATGGATCATGTAATGGACAAATTAGGTAAGCCTTCGAAAAACTATGTTCTCTTATCTGATATCAATGATGCAGAAGAGATCAAACTAAAATCAGAAAAACCTTTCACAAGAGGAGATCAATAATATGGGACTAATCATCAAAACCTCTAAGGGGATATACGATACCCCTATAGACTTCGAAATGGAAGTTGAAATCACCTCCCCTATTTATACAGATAAAGGGAGTCAGACCATAGTTGCTACGTTACCGGGAACAAAGCATAACCTTTCCATTGTTGATCATATCAATCGCTTAGATATAGCTAATGAACCGACTAAAGACGTTCAGGCTGTAATTGCAGATGGAATATACCGTCGCATAGGCAAACAAAATATAACATCAGCGTCGGCAGAATCAGGAATTGTTAGCAACATTGGATTTGACGAAAGCCTAATGTATGAAGCCTGGAACAATATATCATTAAAAAAGCTACCTAGATTACCCATATATAAACCTTCAGGTGGCATTACTGTTCTAACAGAACATCTTAGTAATGTTATGAAATATAATATTCCAGCCGACTATTATGTTTTTCCTATACAAGTAAAGAATGACTCGGCAGACGGTGTCGCTTACCCGGAATTCATAAATCCAATTCAAAAAATAGGTAATGCGTATGAGTTGAAGAAAAATGTACGTACAGAGAAAATGGTTATATCAGGTAGCGTCGCAGATGTCAAGTTACCCGCAGGATATGGTATTTCTCCTTTTATCCGTGTTTCAAAAATCCTGCAATTAATATTTTCAGCATATGGTTTCGAACTCATTGAAAATCCATTCGAGAGCGACTACCAGCTCAAAAAAATGGTAGTACTTAATAATGTAGCAGATACCATAGTCGCAGGTCAAATAGACTATAAAGACCTAATGCCAGACTGTACGATTAACGACTTTCTGGAAGCAATATTCTGTCGAACTGGTGCCAGAATCTTCGTGAATGGAGATAATAAAACAGCAAGAATCAAATTACTGAAAGACACATTCTCCAGTTCTCCATTTGCAGACTGGTCACAACTGAAAGCTGCAGATCCTGTACCTAATTACGAACAGCCCAAGCAAATAAAGTTATCTGCCAGCACTTCATTCGATGAAGCTTATACAAATACAGAGTCTTTTGAAGAATTTCTGGATAAATATAAAGGAATCATCACAGAAGTAGAGAATACACCTCCCGGGTACGTTCCCGATAACACATATATTTGTTATCAAGCATCTACCGGACGATTTTACAAGCGTAACGTAGTTTCCCAAAGCGTTTCTCTCTTATCCAGTGACTTCTTTGCTTGGGATAAGAAAACGGCAAACGTTGAATACGAAGAAATATCCAGTTCCGATGAATGCTTACCAATGACATTCTGTAACAATTTACTAGTTCCGCAATATATGGCCGGAACAGTTAATCTCAATACAACACTCCGGGGAGCTAGAGTCAATGAACAAAAAACAGATACTCCTCTTTGCTTCTGTTTTGCGATGGGGATGGCTACTGATGAAAAAAATACTCCTTTAGGATATTACTTTGGCAGTTCACTCTGTCGTACCCCTGCAGGTAATTATTTCCGTGATAACTACGGGAATACTTTCAAATATTCACTGGTCTTTCGTGGAGAAGACGGAGCTTTCAACCAATTCTTCAAAGAATGGGATGCCATCTTAAGACATGCAAACCATACTCTAAAAAGTAAAATCAATATTGATCGGATAGCACTAACTCAAATAGATACTAGCCGACCAATCTTATTGTCTGGGCAGAAACTGATGATTGAGAGCGCCAAACATACAGTACCCTATCAGGTGAACAAACCAGCAGAAGTGAACCTTCGTACCACAAAACTATTAAAACCATTTGATCTTGAGCAGGAACAAGGTATTGTAAAAATGATACCCCAAACGACTAAATGGGTAATTGTCTCCTACGCTGATAATGCCTTCACCGCAACTGCAGCACAAGTAAAGAGTCAACTTGAAAAAATATATGATCTCAGAGGCTTTAATGTCTTAGACAGAAAGATACTAACTCAACCCTCCGGAGATGATTTCAGTTCGTATCTACCCCCAACTAAAGAAGAAGTACTAGAAAAAAAGGAAATACTGGATACTTATGAAGCCGAAATACAGTACTGGTACTCGTTTTATGTAGAGAATCCTGAAGGTGCAAATACTGATTCGATAGCTTCAATCAAACTTCAATATAAAGCCGGAATCAAAGCAGCCACTATGTAATTTTGTCCTTTATACTGCAATTAAAAACAAACACATTTGCATATGGAAAAAAAGGAAACAATACAATCAGCTCCTGAAATAAAGAATGTCTCCGGAGCATTTCTAAAGTTTCAGTCTCTGCCAGGCAATGGAGACAAAACAATGGAAGACTTTTATTTATTAATGTCATCTCCCAGCATTGAACGAGCTTCCCTCCTGCCCCACCTGAATTTTGTAGTAGTGGCATCAGAGAACATTATAAGAACACAGTTTGAATTATGAGTTTAACAGCAACAATTTCACCCCGCACGATGGCTTTATCAGGAAATCCGGTAAAGTTAGAAATCACTTCTTCATCTCCTGTCAGTTACGTTATCCGGAATCAAAGTAATGTTATTTTCGAAGGATCCGGAGAAACTGGAAATTTCTTTGTTTTCATTGATGAGATCTTATCGGCCATTTTATCTCCAACCCGCTATACGGGTGAAGAAACCGATATCATCCTATCAACATCGAACAATCTCAAAGAATACACAATCGAAGTTAATAACCAGACAGGTGACCGACAAACCTTGCAACATAAAGTATTACTCGGTGGAATCAGTAAAAGAGCCATGAGGCATCTGAATCAGACTGGTAGTAATATTTTTACGATGAAGTTATTGAATGCTGCTGGCAACTTCTTTATGTCTACACGGACAGAACAAAGGGTACTGTCTATCTGCGAAACAGAAATACGACCATTACTATTCATTGCTCCAGTAACAACCTTTACAGTTAAAATAGCAGAAGATATTTCTACTGTTATTTCAGGTCTGATAATCGGGACCTGTTATGCTCTTAACCTTGAAGCCTTAAGAAAATATTTTTTCAGCAAAAATAATATGCTTGCCAGTCAATTTGAAATCATCACAGCAGAAGGCAAGGCAGTAACTATCGTGATTTCTCCTGCGAACATAGAGAAGGAACGATACTATATCGAATTTTTAAACAGTTATGGAGCATATGAATGCATAGAAGTTACCGGGAAACCCACTCTAGATCAAGACAAAGTAGAAGATGAAGTGTATGGAAAATATGATGAGGAAGTAAACGACTATATCGAAAGCAGGGAGAGAGTAAATACTGTAGACAATTTACATGTACAGACTGGTTTCAAAACAGAAAAGGAACTGATGTTTATTCTCGATATGCTCTCCAGTGATGAGATCTACCTTATAGGATACGAGAACAGAGGAATCAGAGTCAATGCTTCTGCTGATAGTTTAGCAATAGCAAAAAATATGAATACGCCTCAGAGTCTCCCCATTACACTTAGATTCTGCGATTCAGAGAAACATTTTACCCAAGAATTAAATAGCGATGATTTCAATAATCCGAGAATTCATACAGATGTTTTCAGTAAACAATTCAATTAAGGATGAGTATAACACAAGATATTGTAGACGCTCTGATTGATCACATAGACAAAGCTATCGCCAAAGGCAGTGTAACCAACCAGCAAGTAGCCGGTGTCCTATACTTTTTGAACGAAAGGTACAAGGCACTAGCTAAAGCTGGTGGGAGCCTGTCCAAAGATATTTACGTCACCTCGCCCAAAACGGGGAATATCAGCCCAGGAGACCTACTCAAGGAAGGAACAACATACGAAAGTATTTTCAGGACGATGCTCATCAGTGTAGAGTCTGCATCTTTAACTGGTAAACTTTCAACGTCCAACGATATTGAGTTTGGGACAGCCAAAGGAGAGCTAACCTACACAGCCCACAGGCATGGCAATGGCCCCATGAGTAAAGCCTTTTATGATTATATCGAAGAGCATAAACTCGAATTTTCTGCTGAAATTAATGGGGAACAGAAGGCAGTAAGGAGATTGACAGGCTACTATACAATGGAGGAGACTTACGCTGCAACTGTTGTCTACGATGCTAGTTCTGATGGAGTATTACCGCAAATTACATTAAATAACAAGATCAGTGTGAACGTTCGCCGCAAATGGTTTGCCGGCATGTGCAATTCTGTACCTCAAACATCAGATGCAGTACGGGCACTCAGTTCAAACGGACTGTATACCGGTCCCGGTACCTATAAATTTCCAATTGGTACATGGTCTATGTTTGCAGTATGTATCCCTGCAGACATGATCACCGAACTTACTCTAACCAGTTATCCTGGCAACTTCATCGAAAATGGAACTGAAGGTCCGATTAAAATTATGGTAGAAGGAGCTAACGGTAGTAAAGCTATTGAATACAAAATGTGGATTGCAGAAGCTACAATGCCTAACGACCCGGATACCTTCACTTTTAAAACAGCCTGAGTATGAAAGATCAAGTTGAAATTGTAAAATATCTATCTGAAATAAGAACTGTATCACCACGTTCTAGCCTTGTCATCGCAGGAGCCAGTTTCTATCTTCAATACAAACGCACCAGAAGCCTTCCTATCGACTCTACATCGACTTGGAATTCTTTAGAAAAAGCAACTCGATATGCGCAAAACATAGACACTGTAGCTTATGCTCCTTATGATGGACAAATGATTACTGTAAAAGAAAATGGGAAAACAAATGTTTATATCCTTGTTCTTGACGAATCACTTCCCTTAGCAGACAAGCGCGTACACTGCAAACTTGAGGCTATCGCATCTCTATCATTCAGTGATGATCGTTATGCACGTAAAGACATCAAAGATACTTTCGCAAAAGGCTTTTCCTCTCAAGAAGGCTGCGACATCGAAGGTGGGTTAAATGTGGGTAAACTCACGAAGTTATCCGGAGGCGTCGTAGTCATGGCCGACACCGATTATGGAGTTACAGAATCAGCAAAAGAAAATCCCGAAAATAGTAATGTTATGGCAATAGGATTAACAGAAGTACCCAGAAGTGGAGGATTCGGTTCTGCCTCACTGGGTGAGATGGATAACACAGATGAATCATTTGATTCGGTCCCGGACGGCAACTATATGATGCAAAAACGAGCAGGTGTATTCTATCCCGTGAAAGCAGCTGCAGGTGGCGGAGGAACAAAGCTCACGCTTGCCTTTGTCACTCCGTCAAACATGACTGCGGTTCACGGGAAGGAGACACCGGTGAAGTACACATACTCATCTACTTTATCCGGCGAAGAAACCGGCGAAGGCATCGCAACCTATACCTTGAACAACAAGCAGGTAGCTTCTGAGACAATCAACCAGGGCGAAGTCTCATTCAATATAGGCAAATACCTGGCATTAGGGGATAATATCTTTGTCGTTCAAGTTACCGACAGCTACGGGGCCACCCGCAAACTGACATTCAAGATCAGTGCGGTAAGCATTTCCATTACTTCTACCTTCGATGATTCAAAGGCATATACCGGAGCGGTCTCATTTCCATATACCCCAATGGGTGCGGTCGAGAAAACAATTCATTTTCTTGTAGATGGTAAGGAAACAGGTACTTACATCACCTCTGTATCCAACCGGCAGCAGACATATTCAATCCCGTCACAGGCGCATGGCGCACATACGCTCGACGTCTATGCGACTGCAACGATCAACGAGATAGAAGTAGAGAGTGAACATCTACGCTATGACATTATCAGCATTGTATCCGGCAACAACACGCCGGTTATCGCGTCTTCCTTCAGAACTGCCGAAGTAGAACAGTTCGGCACACTCCTGATCCCCTACATCGTCTATAATCCGTTTACTACAACAAGCGATATCACCCTGTCAGCTAATGGAACCGTGATCAGCGAGCAAACGATAGACCGTACCCGACAGACGTGGAGTTACCGGGCAGAAACGCCCGGAGACCTGGAGCTGAAAATAACGTGCGGATCTGTGTGCAAAACATTCAAGCTGACAGTTACGGAATCAGAGATCGATGTTCATCCGGAAGAAGCGGATTTGACCCTCTTCCTCACTTCCGTAAACAGGAGTAATAATGAAGAAGGGAAAAATGTCTGGAACTACGGAGAAATCTTCGCTATACTTACCGCATTCAATTATGCGACGAACGGCTGGATCAAGACAATTGACGGATTCGTAGCTCTTCGTGTTAATGGCGATGCCCGTGTAACTATTCCTTATAATTCTTTTGCAAATGATTTCCGTTCAACGGGTAAGACTATCGAATTTGAATTTGAAACGAGAGATGTTACCGATTATGATGCAGTTATCCTTAGCTGCATGAATGGTGGTATCGGACTTGAAGTGACTGCACAAAAAGCTATATTCAGATCAGAACAGAGTGTAGTTGAGACGCAATTCAAGGAGGATGAACGGGTACGCATTTCTTTCGTTGTTGAGAAGAAAGCGGAGAACCGGCTGATCTTCGTGTACATAAACGGTGAGATCTGCGGACTGATTCAGTATCCGGAACAGGACAACTTCACCCAGCCCAATCCGGTTGGAATCTCAATCGGTAGCGGTGACTGTACCGCAGATATCTTTAATATACGTGTCTACGACAATGCCCTGAACCGTTATCAGCTTCTCGACAATTACATAGCCGACATGGACAACCTTGAACTGAAGCGCAAACTGTATGCCCGGAATAACATTTATGATGACTATGGGAATCTCAGCTATGAGAAGCTGGCGGATAAGAACATCTCGTTCACCATTATCGGTGAGCTTCCGACTTTCAAGGGAGACAAGAAAATCGTTACTCTTGTCTATGAGGACAGGGAGCATCCGGAACGCAGCTGGACAGCACCCGGTACAGAGATTGACGTACAGGGAACTTCTTCGCAATGGTATCCTCGAAAGAACTTCAAGACAAAATGCAGGCAGGGATTCACCATGACCGTTACCGGAGAGCATGTCGATAAGGTGGCAATCTTTGAAGGTGAAATTCCTGTGAGTGTATTCTGCTTCAAGGCGGACTTCGCAGAATCAAGTGGTGTACATAACACCGGTATGGCCCGTTTGATCGACTACATCTTGCGTGGCATGGGATTTCTGACTGAGGCACAGAAGGCGGATCACCGTGTCCGGACAACAGTCAACGGTCGCCCGTCAGTGATGTGGCATCAGATATCGGAAGATGCCGAGAAAACGTCACTGGGTAAATACAACTTCAATAACGACAAGTCAACGAATGAGACATTCGGTTTCAAAGTCGGCTGTGAAAGTTGGGAAATACTTAATAACACTTCCTACCGGGTACTCTTCAAGAGATCCGACTATATAACCGTCGATTCCGAAGGCAACGTAGAATGGCTGAAAGACTTCGAAGCCCGTTATCCGGACGGAAACGAAGACTACACAAATCTGAAACGCCTGACTGACTGGCTTGTCTCCGTAAAGGATAACCCGACAAAGTTCAGGGAAGAAGCGACTCAGTACCTGGATATGGACTTCATGCTATCATACTACACGATAACAGAGTTCTTCGCCATGGTCGACCAGCGTGCCAAGAATATGTTCCTGACTACCTTTGACGGCATCCACTGGATCTGCATCTTCTACGATAATGATACCTGCTGTGGGCTTAACAACGAGGCTGTAAACGCATTTGACTACACTGTCGAGTATCACGATAAAATCGGCAACAAAGACGTATGGAACGGTGCAGAATCCACGCTTTGGAATAATATAGAGCAAGCATACCCGAAGGAAATTGCGGAGATGTATGCCGAAATGCGCTCTAAAAAACTGCTCACCTACGACGAATGTATCCGGTTCCTCGATACCGAACAGGGAGATGCATGGTCCGAAGCAGTCTATAACGAAGATAGCTGGTTCAAGTATGTGCGTCCGCTTCTTGATGAAGGCAACGGTTCATACCTGTATGCAGCTCAAGGAAGTCGTAAGATGTACCGTCGCTGGTGGTTATACAATCGCTTCAAGTACATGGACTCAAAGTACATTGCCGGTGACTATAAGAACGATTTCGCAACCATGCGTCTCTATACCCCGTCAGAATGGGAAGGAGTAGAACCGAATGCGGATCTGACGATTACATCTTATACCGGGCAATATATGAACGTTCAATACGGATCATATACGGTCGGCGCACGGTCACAGAAAAATGTGCCGGTACAGATTAAAGCGCCGGCTATCCAGTTTAACGATACCGAAACAATCATATTCGGTGCAGGACAGGTCAGCTCTTTGGGCGATTTATCTGCTCTCTATCCCGGTACCGTGGATGTCGCTAAAATGACTAAACTCGTAGAACTGATTATTGGTTCAGGAGTAGAAGGATATCAGAATACCAACATGGAAGTCTTATCCGTTGGTGCTAACAATCTGCTCAGGAAGCTAGATATCCGCAACTGCCCGAACTTGAAGCAGGCTATTGATATTAACAAGTGTACCAACATCCGTGAAGTGTGGGCTGAAGGAACCGGCACAACGGCTGTAGTATTGCCCGAAGGCGGTAACTTAACGTTGCTTCATCTTCCTGATACAATCACGAACCTGACTGTCCGGAATCAATCAGAATTGACTAATGCTGGATTGGTACTTGCAGGAGTACAGAATCTGTCAACTATCCGCTGGGAGAATACCAACAAGGCTAATGTCTTGTCTGTCATTGACAGATGCTTCGCGCTTGATGATCCGAAGCTGGAACGTGTACGCCTGCTTGGTGTGGACTGGAACCTGACAACACTTGATACGGTTACCAAGTTAATCAAGCTGAAAGGTCTCGATGAAAACGGGAATAACACGAATAAGGCTATTGTAAGTGGAAAATGCCATGTCTCTGTAGCTTCACAGGCCCAATTAGCGAAAGTCAATGCGGCATTCCCGGAATTAGTGGTCACATACGGGCAACTGAAGCCGACACCGACAACGACGTTCACATTCTCGTCTTCTCAGAGAAAGACATTGACAAATCCTATATTTACGTGTAATGTAGAATTTGAAAAGGTCAGTGATACTCAATATAAGGTTGCGGTAGAAGACGGCACTTCCGTTGAATTTACATACCAGACGGATAACCATGAGGCGTTGACAAAGACTTATGTGACTGCCGGAACTCGTACACAGGATTACACGGTAACCTATATCCCGGTTCGCACAATCAGGGTGAAAGTATATAACCAGTCCACATACGTTTCCGGTGCGACAGTCACGATTGACGGGAAGTCATATACTTCCGATGCAGACGGTTATGTCATTTTACCTCGCAGTGGTGCAGCTATTTCCGGAACTGTATCAGCTTACGGGTATGGCGGTAACACCTTCTCTTTCGGTACGATTATAAATGATACTACGAATACAATCGAAATCTATGATGTTGTTGATGTTAAGTTCGTCGTGAAATATGGCTCTATTCTTATCGAAGGGGCTACTGTTAAATCAGGATCACAGACAGCCGTCACAAACCAATACGGGGAATGTACACTGTCTTTAGGGAAAGGGAGTTACGATTATACTGTTAATCATCCTAACTATTATGATTACTCCGGAACAATAACAGTAGGAACATTTGCAATGACGATAAATGTATCCCTTGAACTCGATATTGAAACATTAAAACCTGCCGAAAATGGTAATATTCAGATGTTGCTGCGAGGAACGTCAGCATCAATCTCCATAACATCTACAGAAGACAATTACGTGATAGACTGGGGCGACGGAAGTACTGAGCAGGCATCAGGCACAGGGAGTAAAACGTACAGTCACACATATACAGATAATAGCTTATTCCAAGTGGAGGTAAGTAATCATACAGGAATTACATCTTGTATAGGTTCAACGTCCTGCCTTATAGCTTATTGGAGCATTGGAAATAGTGCTGTGAAAGATATAACTTTTTCAGGTTATTCTAAACTAAAATATTTTGGTAATGTATTTAAAAATGATTCAGACAGGACAAATGCAAATAGCTTGTTAAGCTATTGCTCCAGCTTAACTTCTGTTGACCTCACACCATTGGCCGGTTGGACGAATGTGACAGATGCAAGTTATATGTTTTACAATTGCTCCGGCTTAACCTCCGTCGATCTCACATCATTGGCCGGTTGGACGAATGTGACAAAAGCAGATAACTTGTTAAGCTATTGCTCCGGCTTAACCTCCGTCGACCTCACACCATTGGCCGGTTGGACGAATGTGACAGATGCAGGTTATATGTTTTACAATTGCTCCGGCTTAACCTCCGTCGATCTCACATCATTGGCCGGTTGGACGAATGTGACAAATGCAAGTTATATGTTTTACAATTGCTCCATCTTAACCTCTGTTGACCTCACACCGCTAGCAGGCTGGACGAAAATGATATCAAACTTGAGTTTGATATCATCGTGCAGTAAACTGACATTCATATCGGTACTTGCCGATATCCCATTTACACTATCATCCAGTAGTTCACTGACTAATGGTAACAGCTGCCCTATCTACGTTCCGGATTCAGCAGTTGATGTCTATAAGTCAGCCACCAACTGGTCTGCCTATTCATCACGTATCAAACCAATATCCGAGAAACAATGAAAACAGACGAATTAAACAACAATCATATCCTAGCGGAAGAAGGCAAAGTATTCCGCCGTATCTCTGACGGTCAACTGTTCGGGCGTGAAATCTATCTCGGATACGCCTACTACATAGCAGGTGAACTGTTGGCAGAACCGCTCTTGGAACTACCTGAGCACTACGAGGAGATAGACGATCCAGTTGACGAAGAAACAGTTCTCATCGATGAAGATATGCCCTTGGAAGAGAATATGGATGAAAGCCGACTTCTGGAAGAAAAGGAAGAAGAATCGGAAACAACCGAAGAACCGGTAAGGAGGAGGGTAACCGTTGCCGATTACCACAGGCTGGAGAAGCAAGTTGAGCTATTAATGCAAATGATAGGAGGTGTAGAGTAATGGCAGGATTAATCAATACCGGCATCTGGGGATTTATATCCTCAGCCAAAGCGACCGGCAGGAAGATCCTGAATGTTACCGGCGAAGAGATTGACGAATGGGCCAGCACATTTGTATCCGGCTTATCGGGCTGGATAATCGACAAACTCGGCAATGCGGAATTTAAATCAGTATTCGTCCGTGACAAGCTTATTACAAACGAGTTTGTATACAACCGCATCCGCGTGACGGAAGACGAAGAGATAATCTCCAGTAGTATCAAGATAGCCTCTTACTTTGACAACGAAGACAGGACATTTACCGTTTATCCCGATCTTCGTGAAGGAGACATCAATCCTTTAGCCGAAAATGACCTGCTAATGGGCTATTATCATAACCCTGCTAATAGTGGTGTTATTTATGCCGTGCAAAAATTCACGGCAGTCAGTGATCCGTCAAGAGAAGACCAGTCAATTCTTCTTGAACCTGAAGATAATGCTATACCTTACCGGCACATGATTGTTGTACGTGTCGGTAATCTTATTGATGAAGATCGTCAATCCTTCATCCGTATCTCATCAAGAACGAATTGCCAATACTTCTATGACGGAATAGATAGTTGGGCGGCTTATGACAATCCGGATAATGTGAAGTGTACGCTCGGTCATGCGGACATCGGTTTAATTCCCGCATGGGCAAAAGATGCTGTAGGAAGTGTGAGGCGCTGGTTCGGCTTGATCGCAGACGGAGTGATCATCCGGGGTACGTTCATCCTGCACAATGACAAGACAATCGAAGACGAATTGAACGGTCGTGAGACTCAGATACGTGGTGACTTCGAAATCCGGGAGGACGGGATCACCGGCAAATGGCAGGAAGTCATCAAGTACGCGAAGGATGCTTCTGATTCGGCCGGTGCCGCCGCCGGATCTGCCGGTGTTGCCGGAGAGTACGAAAAGTCAGTCAGGGAACTCTCTTCTGAGTTTAATGTCAATTACGGGAAGCTATCCGCTGAGTTTACCGAAAAAGTAACGAAAGAAACCGGGGACTCACTGGGTGCTATTACATCGGCAACAGAACAGGCAACCGGCACTCTTCAACTCACAGCCAAGGACTTTGTACTCGCATTCACCGATCTGGTAGAAACCAAGACACAAGAAGCTACCGGGGAAATCGATGATGCTGTCGAAATCCATAAGTCTGAACTAAACCGAACGGCACAGGGATTGACTGATAAGTTCAAGGAAACCGTCACCGATGCGGAGGGAGATATCATTAAAGAAATCGGTACCCAGGTTACTCAGAACGCCAGACAATGGAAAGTGGAGGTCATGGGTGAAGACAAGGACGGTAATCCCAACACGATTCTTGCTGCTATCAATGCCGATGAATCAGGAATTAAGATAGAAGGTGAACGTGTCCAGATTAGCGGCCAACTTTTAGTTGAAGCCATCATGACCACCGGTATAAACATTGATGATAAATTCATTGTATCAGTAGAGAATGGGAAAGCGAAAGTCACCATGAAAGGTGAAATCTATGCTGATAGCGGAACATTCTCCGGATTCTTGAAAATACCATTTAAAACTTTTAAAGAAGGAGCTATCCCAAATGCTGCTACCGGAGAATATACCGTATCTGACTATTTCAATCTTGAAGCAAAAGGGGAAGATACAGCTACTCGTCTAATTCTCAATTTACCTACTGATGAAAAGTATATTGGTACGGTCCTTACCGTCTATGATAATCCTGTAAAAACAAGAATAGCCCCTATCGTCGAGATTAAAGGAAGGATGTATCACCCTTTAAATGTCGATGTTTACGGACTAAAATTAGTAACAAAAATAGAAACAGGTAAAGGAGGAGTAATACAGTTTATCGGAGTTAGTCGCTACGACGGATGCGTATGGTATGTTATTACTGACAGTCTGGGAGAAAGTACCAGGACATAAATAATACATTATTAATCATTAAAAAATAGAACTTATGAAAAAGGTCTTTTATGAATCATGGATCGCAGCATCTGCTTGGATGCACTTCTATTAAAAAGAAAGCCGTCCTGTTCATCACGAGTAAGACGGCTGCACACAAATATAACAAAGGAGATATCCCCTTTGTGCAGCAAAAGTAGTATTAATATTTAAAAGCGGAAAGGAAAAATGGAAACTATTGATTCAATTATCATTCACTGTTCGGCCACGCGCGCCGGGCAAAATCTCAAAGCAAAAGACATCGACCGAATGCATCGTGCTCGCAACTTCGACATGATAGGCTATCATTTCGTTATCGACTTAGATGGTACTATCGAAAAAGGAAGGCCACTCAGCATGATAGGTGCTCATTGTAATACAAAAGGCTCTTCTGGAATGTCATATAACAAACATAGTATTGGCGTATGCTATATCGGAGGACTAAATGTCAACGGTGAACCTGCGGACACACGTACTCCAGCACAAAAGATTGCACTCGTGGAATTAGTATCCCGACTCAAAAAAAAGTTCAATATTATAGAAGTACTCGGACCTCGGGATACATCTCCGGATTTGAACGATAATGGTATCGTAGAGCCTAGCGAATGGATTAAATCCTGCCCCTGTTTCGATGCTGCTATTGAATTCGGATATACTCCAACAGTTGTTATACGACCATAAATAGTACGGGCGCACAGCTCTTCGTACAGTTTAGTACAAAAAAGTGCGCCCATTATTCTTTGATTATCAGCGCAATAAACAAATCCCGTACAGAAGTACAATTTAAAAGGTAAAACAGTTAAAGCACTGTACCCCTTCCCGCTTGCTCTCATTCAATACATGAGCATATACCAATGTTTCACGCAAGTCGGAATGGCCAAGAATTTCTTTTAACGAAGTGATATCTTTAGTTTTCCGCAAAAAGATTGTGGCGAAAGTATGTCTCCCTACTTTATGAGTAACATTTTTTTTGATACAGGCAATAGCAGCTATTTCTTTCAAAAACCTGTTCATAGTCTGGTCGGACGGCAACTTTTCAAAGAGCGGTCCTTTCTTCCTGGTTCCACATATATTTCTCAATAACTGCCGGAGAGGATCTGAAATCGGCACCTGAATTGGAAATGGCTTTCTATTTTTCAGTTTTATTCGAAAGTAGGTAAATGTATCATCCGTAAACTGCTCTAAGGACAATTTTTTAGCATCACCAATGTGCAGAGAACTGAAACATAAAAAAAGAAAAAATTCAAGAGCTTTATGATATTTATAATCCAGTTCTCCATTAATATAGATTCCCATTAGTGTTTGGAGTTCATCCTCACTCAGATATTCACCTGAAGGCAACCCCTTTTTTATCTTCCAGCTCCTAAAAGGATTGTCGTCCATATAACCGGCATTATGAGCGGCCGTAACATATTTTTTGATAGTGGCCATGTTTTTAAACGCAGTATTCAGATTGTTATCAAGATCATGCATCAGATAAGAGAAGTACCCATCAAGCCATTCATTCGTAATGTCATCAAAATGCAAATCCTGATTATACTCCTTTAACTTCTTTATAACAGATAAGTTAGTTTTGAAAGTAGAATATTCCAATTTCAATGATTCTTTTTTTTGATACTCACTAACGAACTCAAAAAAGGTTTTATAATCGTCCGGACGATTGTAAGCCTTGAGAAAGGATGCACGAGTGAGTTTTCTGTCGCGAAGTCGATATTTCACAATCACATTGTTTATCCTTGCCAAAATATTTTCAATGATCAAGTTTTTGTCATTGGCTGATTTATCCCCAAGACCAACACATTTCTTCTTGTCATTCCAGTTTTTGATATCAACTGATACTTTCGTAGAAAAGTTTACTTTTTCACGATTGATATAAAAAGACAACCAAACGACTCCAGATGTTGGCTCGCTTCCGTATTTTCTCAGATATATATTTATCGTTACCATGAGCTACAATGGTTCCTTTTGCAGGTAAGAATTGACACCGGTCTACACCTGCACAGCTTGTCACACAAAAGAGAAGGTAGTTAATCAACTGAATATCAATAAAAATAAATGCCGAACACATCTCTGTATCCGGCATATTAACCTTCTTCGAGGTTCCTGGCGGATTCGAACCGCCGTACACGGTTTTGCAGACCGCTGACTAAGCCACTCATCCAAGG